CGACAAATACAGTAAAGGTAAAGCAGACATATCCGTAACATCCTTAATTGATAGTCCTAGAGTTAGGATTATGAAAGATGTTTACGATGAAGACGTTGAAATTGATGCTGTTGATATGGTTTGGGCATTGTTTGGTACTGCTGTACACTCAGTTTTAGAGAATTCTAATACTTATCCAAGAATAGGGCATCCCTCAGAAAAAATTATTAATGAAGAAAGATTATACTCTGATCGAAATGGTTGGACTATTTCCGGTGCTATAGACAGACAAGAAATCAGAGATGGTGTTGCTACATTGATTGACTATAAAGTTACATCAGTTTGGTCTGTGATTTATGGTAAACCGGAGTGGGATAAGCAATTAAATTGCTATGGTTGGCTATTTAGGGAAAGTCATTTATCAAAAAAATGGAGACCTAAATCTTTAAAGATATGTGCAATACTTAGAGATTGGAACAGAAGAGATGCAGAAAGAAAAGAGGGATATCCAAAAGCACCAATAGTTTTTGTAGACATACCTCTATGGGATGATGACGTTATAGAAAAATATATATGCGATAGGATTGCTCTGCATCAAGAGGCTCAAATAGGTTATGATTTAGATGGCATACTACCATTATGTTCTGATGAAGAGATGTGGAAAAAGAACGATACTTGGGCAGTAAAGAAAAAAGGTCAGAAGAGAGCCATGAGAGTTTTAGATAGTGAGGAAGAGGCTATCAAATACATGGATTGGCACAAAGAAACTGACAAAGCCTACGTCAAAAAAACAGATTTAGAATTAGAGTTTCGTGGTGGCGAGTACACACGATGTGGCAACTATTGTTCAGTTGCTGATTTTTGTAACCAATATAAAGAGAGGATAAAATGAAAGACAAGGTAAAGATACCCAAGAGGGTAGTAAGAAAGGTTAAGAAAAGTGGTTTTGTTAAGCTAAAGCCAATAGTTGGAGAGAGACCTAAAGATAGGTCTCTAATTGCAGAGCATATAGTCGAGGCTACTAGTAAAGGAAAGCCACAAGACGTTTTTTTCCTTTGTAGGATTTATATCTATATCAGAGATAAAATTATAATGTGGAGAAAACAATGAGTGATAAGATTGATCTGTGTTACTTGCCTACAAATGGTCTGTGCAAAATCAATGAGGTCTTAGACGATAGTTATTTTCCAAATAATAAAGGAAACATAATGTGCCAAGAACTTATCACATATGAAAAAACTGATATTGGTATGAAAAAGATTACATTCCAAAGAAACTTTACAAGTAAAAGTCATTACGACAGCACAAGAACTGAGATCTTTAGTTGGAGTAAATAAATGGAAAATGCACTCGAAAAGAAAAGAGGAACCTATTTAGGTTTTTTTAAAGAGGGAATAGTAGATGCTTTCTTAAATAAGAGTTTATACGAAGAAAAGAAAAGTTCTTACTATTACAAAATGGGATATCAATTTGGTTTATATTTAGAAAATTTAATAAAAGAAAGAGAGGCAGAAAATGAAAAATGACGTACCGGAAAAGGTAGCAGATACCTTAAAAGAAATAGGCATGACACCAAGTCAAGCCGGTTGGAACTGTCATGGTACTTATGTTCTTTTGCATAAAGCATTAGAAAAAGTGGCTGTACATAGGAAGATAGTTTTTAAAGAACCAACAATATTGGAATGTAATTCTGATAAGAAAGTGGTCAGTTTATTGGTCACCGGTAACATGGGAGACAAATCAGAATGGTCTATAGGCGAGGCATCTCCCTCTAATAATAAAAATAGTTATCCATATGCTATGGCTGAAAAGAGAGCCAAAGATCGTGTGATATTAAAGTTGGTAGGTCTTCATGGCGATGTATATGCAGAAGATGAGGCTGATGCTTTTAAGGAAGAAAGACCGGCTGATATAAAAGGTGGCACTATAGATAATGGATCTGAGGAAACAAAAGAAGATCCACCAAAGGATGATCAACCTAAAGAGATTATGAAAATAAAAGAGGTTAAGTCCGGCAAGGTAGAAAACATTAACTTGAAAGAAGATGTTGCTAATATAAAGCAAGTATTTTTAACTTTCATGCCGGAAGACAGCATAGAGGAACTGCGTAGTTTTAAAAATTCTAATGCAGAGGCTCTGAAGACGTTGAAAGAACTAGATGCTATGGCATTTGGGGAAGTATCAACAGCCTTTATTGCAAGGGCAGATAAAATCAAATCCAAAGAACAAGGAGAATAAAATGGAAAATGAATACCCACCAAGTGGAACTCTTTTTGAGGCTAAAACTAGACTATCTGATAGGTCTCCGGATTACACCGGACAACTAGAATTGCCACCGGAGGTAGTAGACGATTTAGCTAAACAAATTAAAGATGGTGCGAGAAAGCCTAAACTTAGTATTATAGGTTGGAAAAAAGTTAGCAGTAAAAGTGGTAAGCCATTCTTATCTTTAAGAGGTAATGTTTTTGAGCAGTACAATGGTACAGATAATGCTGAAAAAAATCTTCAATACAAAGAAAAGAAGATACAAGAGGCTAATGAAACTAAAAGCAGTAGCTTTGATTTAGATGACGAAATTAAGTTTTAATGGAGATAAAAATGGAAGAAGAAAAGCAGATTGAGGGAGTTAATTTTGAGGCTGTCAAAACATCTATGATGCAAGATAAAAATGGAACAAATATTAGGTTAACAATACATCCTAATGATGTGCCACCACAGTTGCATAAAGATTGGGTTGGATCTAGATACATGGTTGTTATGGTAAAACTTAATGAAGATGGCACACCGGATGGGGGCGAAAACGATGACATTAAGGAAATCTGATAACGAAATAGATACTGAGGCAGATTTTTTAACTTTCGATGCTGTCGCAAAATATCTTTCTATGAGCAGAATGTCTTTATACAATCTTATAAATAACGAAGAACTTAGTTTTCCAAAATCCTTTAGTGTTACCAAAGCTGAGAAACGTAAAAAAAGACTTTGGGATAAACAAGAGGTTAAAGATTGGGTAAAAACCAAGCGAAACGAAAAAGTTACGTAAAGTTATGACTAGGGTAAAGTACGAGACGCTAGAAAACCTCACAGAAGAAAAAAATATATTAGGATACATCTCACAAAAGTGGGATGTATCTTGTTCTAAGATGCCAATATCGTACAAATTAGATTATGCAATGTACAGAAATGATGAGTTAGTGGGATTTGCTGAAGTTAAGTCTCGCACTCATGCCTTCAGGACATTTGACACATACATAATTTCTTTATCAAAAGTAATGACAGCTAGAAGACTAGCATCTGTTACCACCACTAAATCATTGTTAATTGTAAATTGGAACAACGTAATAGGTTGGATTGATTTTTTCTCTGACTTCTCTGTTCGACAGGGAGGTAGGTCAGACAGAAATGATTGGCAAGATCAAGAGCCAATGTGTCACTTTGATATTGATGATTTTAAAATAATTTCGGACTCTGTTTTATCGGCAGCCGAAATAAAGGAGAGAGAATAATGAAATTATACGATGAATATAAAGAAGCATTTATAGGAACTACTATAAGTGCTTTCAGTAGAAATCAAGTTGCATTATATGATTATGATAAGTGCATAATGATATTGATGCATGACAATAAATGGAGTGAGGAAGAGGCTGTGGAGTGGTTTGATTTTAATACCATAGGTGCATGGGTTGGCGATGACACTCCAATATTCATCAATCAACATAAGATTAACGATATAGAGGAGTATTTAGATGAAGAATGACAATGTAAACAGACCTAATCATTATAGAAAAGGTAAGGTTGAATGTATCGATGCAATAAAGTCTGCATGCGAAAACGGATATGAGTACTATTTACAAGGAAATATTATTAAGTATGTTTGGAGGCACAAGCACAAGAATGGCTTAGAGGATCTTAAGAAAGCAGAATGGTATCTTAAAGAGTTAATAAAAACAAAAAAGAAAAAGTAAAGCTGTATTTGATGCCACCGGGGTCTGATTCGACTAGACTAAAACTTTACGTAAACTTTTTGTCTAGCATAGATTAATAACACCACTCAAATCAATAACGTAGCTGTAGGCACTACTTT